CTGCAGGCTGAGTTCCTCAGGGACAATGCAGCTACAGGGATAACAGCTCAGCAGTGGTGTGAGAACCGTGGGTTGAACTATCAGTCTGCTCGTCGCTACATCAAACCTCGTGCTGCGCAATCTGCGCAAAACAAACAGCGCAATAATGCGCACAGTGCGCAGCGCAATGAGAATGCGCAAAACTGCGCAGGTGGTAATGATTCAGTAGATGACGATGAACATGTATCAGCAGACGCAAATGAAGAGACTGATACAGCTCCGGATCCTGACGCGAAACCAAACTCCGGCCGTGATGGCGGCGGAAGGTTTACTGCTGGCAATAAGAACGCTGCTGGTAATCGCGGCAATTCTTCGCCTGTAACGATGTACTCGCAGCACAATCAAGCAGCGCGAAAACACTCTGCTTATGCGAAGTACCTTGATGCTGACGAGCTGTTCGATGCTGTCGCCAACTCTGATCTGCATGACGAGCTGATATTCACCCGCGCTCGTGCGTTATCAGTCACCAAGACGATGAAGCAGATCATGGAGGATTTGCAGAAGGCGGAGAGCGTAGAAACCCGCATCGAGCTTTACGACAAATTTCTCAAAGCTGAGCAGGGGCTCGACAGAAATATCGGACGTATTGAGTCCATCGAGCGCACGCTCAGCAACCTGCAACTGAATGCCGTCAATGTTCCCCGGCTTAGTGAGGATACACTCCGGATCAAAGCGGCCACGGCCAAGCTGAAAGCTGAGACGCAGAAACTTACTGCGGAAAGCAAAGACGTCACTACGCCACTGTCAGGCATTGTCTCTGATATTCAGGGCATGACCGATAACGGGTTGATGACCAAATGACGGCGCCACACTACGACTCGGCAAACATTGATGACGAGATGAGTGGAATGACAGCCGCACAGCAGCGTCTGTTCATCGTAACCAAGCTCTCAAATCCATGGTGGCGGTTAAACAACCTCTACAAAATCGAGAATGAAAAGGGTGAACTGGTCACGTTCCGGTTACGGCCGGCGCAGAGTGCGTTGTTCGAATCGATGCATTACCGCAACATCATCTTGAAGGCGCGACAGCTCGGATTCTCAACGGCAATCGACATTTACTTGCTGGATCAGGCGCTGTTCAACAAAAACCTGAAGTGCGGGATTATCGCTCAGGACAAATCAGCAGCCGGTGAAATATTCCGTACCAAGATAGCGATACCTTTCGACAACCTGCCTGGGTGGTTGAGAGCCGACTTTAAAATTACAGAGCGACGCAGCGGGGCAAACGGTGGCTACATTCTGTTTGCCCACGGTTCGAGCATTCAGGTAGCGACGTCATTCCGTTCGGGTACTGTCCAGCGCCTGCACATTTCCGAGCATGGGAAGATCTGCGCCAAGTACCCGGCCAAAGCCAAAGAGGTGCGAACCGGTACGCTTAACGCCATTCACGATGGCTGTATAGCCTTCATCGAAAGCACGGCGGAGGGTGTCGGCGGCGACTTCCATGAGATGAGCACCCGCTCAATGGAGCTGGGGCAGTCTGGTATCGAGCTGACTACGCAGGATTGGAAGTTTCATTTCTTTGCCTGGTGGCAGGATCCGAAGTATGTGGCGCAGGTACCAGCTGCCGGCCTACGTCTCAGCAAATACCACAGGGAATATTTTGCAGGCGTTGAGCTGTCGATGCAGATCACGCTCAGCGCCGAGCAGCGCCAGTGGTATATCAACAAAGAAATCGAGCAGCGCGACGAAATGAAGCAGGAGTTCCCCAGCACGCCGCTGGAAGCGTTCCTGACTTCTGGCCGCCGGGTATTCGATGCTATCAGCACGATGAAAGCGCAAGGCCATTGCAAACCGCCATTACTGGTGTACGACATGGATCCGGTAACCGGCATCAAGACCAAAGCGCAGGGGTTACGCGGCGGGGAAGCGAAAGAGCTTGTCCGCACCCTGTTGAATCATCTGCTGGTCTGGGAGCTTCCAGATCCGGAAGAAGACTATGCCATTGGTGCTGATATCGCGGAAGGGTTGGAAAATGGCGACCGATCATCGTTTGACGTCATCAAGAAGAGCAGCGGCGAGCAAGTGGCGCATTGGTTCGGTTATCTCGATGCTGAGCTATTCGCACAACTGCTGGCACACGTCGGCAAATGGTACAACACCGCCTACATCGGGCCAGAGCGTAACAACCACGGTCACGCGGTGCTGCAAAAGCTTCGTGATATCTACCCGCTACGCGCTATCTACGCTGAGCAGTATCTCGATCGTGAAGACGACGACGAGACGCCAAAGCTCGGCTGGCTGACTACAAAGCAAAGCAAGCCAGTTATCACCGAAGGCTTGAAAACCCTATTACGCAACGGTGTCAGTGGCATCCGCTGGATCGGCACCGTTAATGAAGCGAACACCTACGTGTATGACCCCAAGGGCGCTATGGGCGCGCAATCCGGTTGTTATGATGACCAGGTGATGAGCTATGCCATCGCCCAAGAGATGCGTGCCCGTATGCCAGCCCGTCCGAAGGTCACACCTATCGACAGATCTAAACCCACCCACTGGATGTCTCACTGATGAATACAGCCATGATTGACGCTGAGAACACGCAGTCTCAGCCGGACAACCGCGACCGCTTTACACTGGAGCAGCTTTTAAATATCTCAGCTGACATAGATTCACAGCCCGAGTGGAGAACCACAGCCAATACGGCTTGTGCCTATTACGATGGTGATCAGTTAGCGCCGGAGGTGGTTTCTAAACTTAAGGAGCGCGGCCAGCCATTAACCATGCATAACCTGATCGCCCCGACGATTGACGGTGTGCTCGGCATGGAAGCTAAGACGCGCACTGATCTGATGGTTATTGCCGACGACCCAAGCGAAGAGATGGAACAGATGGCGGAGGCGGTCAATGCTGAATACTCCGATGCCTGCCGGCTAAGTAACCTGAACAAGGCGCGCTCCGACGCCTACGCTGAGCAGATCAAGGCAGGGCTAAGCTGGGTTGAAGTGCGCCGCAATAGCGATCCTTTCGGCAACAAGTACAAAGCCGGTACCGTGCACCGCAATGAAGTGTTCTGGGATTGGTTCAGCCGAGAAGCTGATCTGAGTGACTGCCGGTGGCTGATGCGTAAGCGTTGGCTTGATGTCGATGAAGTGAAAGGCTCATTCCCCGGGCATGCTGATGTTATCGATTACTCAGTGCGTGAATGGAAAGGCTTTATTGAAACCGATCTGGCGGAAGGTGATGAGTCCAACCTGATTAACGGTTATGAGGAGTACAACTCGTATAGCCGCGACCAGGCTGAGTGGGTCACTTCGAACCGTAAGCGCGTCATGCTGCAGGTCATCTATTACCGCACCTATCAGCAGATGCCTGTGATGGAGCTATCCAACGGGCGTGTTATCGAGTACGACAAGAACAACGTTATGCATGTCGTGGCGCTGGCCACTGGCCGCGTATCGGCCACGATGGCCCGCGTTTGCCGGATCCGCGAAGCATGGTTTGTCGGCCCGCACTTTATCACTGACCGTCCATGTTCTGCGCCGCAGGGCATGTTCCCGCTGATCCCGTTCTGGGGGTATCGTAAAGACAAAACAGGCGCGCCTTATGGGTTGGCGTGCCGCGCTATTCCGGCACAGGATGAAGTAAATTTCCGTCGCATTAAGCTCACCTGGCTGTTGCAGGCCAAGCGCGTGATTAAGGACGCTGACGCCACTAACATGACGGATAAGCAACTGGCGGAAGAGCTCGAACGGCCCGACGGCGTGGTTAACCTTAACCCGGATCGCAAAAACAAAAAGACCATAGCGGAAGCGCTGACGGTGCAGCAGGATTTCCAGGTGGCTCAGCAGCAGTTCACAGTTATGCAAGAGTCGATGAAATTGATCCAGGACGGCATGGGTGTGTACTCCGCGTTCCTTGGTCAGGACTCCAGCGCATCAAGTGGTATCGCTATCAGCAATCTGGTAGAGCAAGGTGCCACGACACTGGCAGAAATCAACGACAACTACCAATTCGCCTGTCAGCAGGTCGGTCAACTGCTGTTATCGTACCTGTTGGAGGACTTGAGCCGTCGGCGCAATTACAAGGTGGTCATCAATCGCGACGATAAACGCCGCCGCAAAGAGGTCATGCTGAACGCTGAAGAAGAGCAAGGCCCGATGAATAATGATGTATCCCGCCTACGAGCTCATATTGCCCTGGCACCTATTCAGCAGACGCCGGCTTATAAATCACAATTGGCGGAGCGTATGTCTCAGGTTATCACCGGCCTGCCGCCGGAGGTGCAGGCGACGGTGCTGGATATGTGGGTAGAACTGCTGGACGTTCCGAACAAGCAGGAGTTCATTGAGCGGATCCGCAGTGCACTTGGCACTCCGAAGGCACCAGACGAAATGACACCAGAAGAGCAGCAAACCGCGCAGCAGGAACAGCAAATGCAGCAGGCCCAGCAAGAGCTGGCGATGCGGGAGATTGCCGGGAAGGTAGCCAAACTGGAAGCGGAAAGCCAACGCATTGCTGCCCAGGCAAAGCGAGATGATGCATTAGCCAATGGGCAGCGCTTCAATGATGCCCATACTCAGGCGCAGACAGGGCAGATACTGCAACAGATGGAGAACGTATCTGCTGAGATCAACGCCCTGAATGACCAAATTCTGCAAACCATTCAGGGGCAAATTGAAGCGATCCCTGTATAATCCCCTCATCGAACAAGGAGGATACTGTGGCACTGATTTACCATTACTGCTCACCCTATACATTTTTGCAGATCATCGAGAAAAAATGCCTTTGGTTGTCGTCAACAAAAAACATGAATGACTTTTCCGAAGAGCAATGGTTCTTAAATATTGTTGATGAGGTCTTAAAAGAACATGAGAATGAGCTGGGCGGTTCTTGGTGCGATGAGGTCCGTAGGGTATATGAAGAAAATTTCCGACCTTCCTATGTAACATGCTTTTCTAAAAATAATGATTTACTCAGTCAATGGAGAGCGTACGCAGAGAATGGACTAGGGGTCGCAATTGGTTTTGACCCTGATGTATTGGACTTAGATATAAAGAAAACAGTGGAAGTTAATGGGGTTTCAACGGAAAGTGTAGTGGATAAATTTGAACTTCATGATGTTAACTATCTACAAAATAAAGAGATTAAAGAGAATGTCATTCAAGCTGCTAGGCAGTGGAGGAATACCGAGGGTGAGTACCACTTTGATGAAGAGTCTGGAGAGACGCTTAATGATATAACCGCCGGTTTTTTTGGCATGAACTGTGAGCGATTGGCCGTAATGCATAAAAATCCGACTTTTGAAGAGGAAGATGAAAGGAGGCTCATATATAGAAATTATTATTCTATGTGTGTAGAACCTGAGTATTCGCTAATACATGTAGGGCGA